CCGTCCCAACAGCGCCAATAGAAGCCGCGGCTCCGTGAGCAAAAGACACGCTGCTAGACGTTGCCGCAGTGACAGTATACGTGCCGTCATACGTTGTCGTTCCAGAAACTGTTACATTGTTGCCGACGTGGAAAGTGTAAGTCCCGCTAAAAATTACAGTCGCAGTTCCCGCTGTAACGCTGGCGCTAACAATAGACGCCGTGGTTGCCGTTGATCCTGCAATAAAAGTAAATGTGTTTGTGTCACTAACTGAATTTACAGTGTAGTTTCCGTATAATGTTACGGATCCATATGTTCCGGTTACAACAATTGGGAATGTGCTTCCAACAGAATAGCCGTGATTGTTTAATACAACACTTACTTGAGCCTGATTAGTTGAAAACGTAAATACGGGGACTGCCCCACTTGGCGACGTTATCGTAGAAGTCGCAGCTAAGGGATTGCCAAGGGGGTCTTTTGAAACAATTTGAAATTGGTCAGCGCTTAAAAACAAGCACGGATAAGTCCCAAACAGAACTAATCCGTCTACTGCTATCTGTGTTCTGATATAAACAGCGTCATACGCGCTAACATTTGACGCGACGGCGTAAACAGTTAGAACGCTTGATCCGGCAGATGTCGTAATGCCGTCAGTCGCGTCGAATGAATAGTTTAAAGTGTCAGTTCTTGGCGTAATAACCTGCCTATTGCTGTTATAAATAACAGAAAGACCATTTCCGCTTGCCGACGTGCTTTGCTGCCCAAGACCTAAATAAGTATTGGCGTTCGTGTCTTCCCACGCCCACAATGCGCGGACGATGTCTCCCACTGAGTTCGCGAAGAACTTTGTCCATCCGCCAAGCTTTTGGACAAGCGCGACGCCCTGGCGATCGGGCACGAACCGTATGAGGTTTGTTTGAGATATCGCCGCCTCGTTGAACGTCGTTGTGCGGTTTTGATCGACGCCAGGGATAAGCTTGAGTGTTTGATGCGGCATTTACTATCCCCGCGTAGGCGTGGCAGACGTGGATGCCCCTTGCGAGCTCCACGCCGCTGCCTCGAACTTTTTGCGGTTCTCTTCGCTGAGAGCGCTTTTCAGAAGCGTCTGATACTGCGTCTCGTATGTGATAGGCATTTGAGGGTCGTTGCCCATAGCACTTGAGAAATTACGCTGGTAAGCAGAAATGTAGATCATGCTTGCCATGATAAATAGATCAGGCAGATACAGGCTAATGAATGTGTTCGTCGTTGTGTATGCCGCATTTGGATAGCTTGGATAATTAGGATCACCAGACACACCAGGGCCAAGACTTTGCGGTCGATAAGTTCCAACGAACTCTACTGTGTAGGCACTGTCTGGGTATGGTCCGACAAGGAACGTGTAGTCGTCAAATGGACACCAATACTTTGGCTGACCAGTTGCTGTCGAGTTACCGTAGACGGCGTCAAGAAATTCTTTTGTCGTCGGCAGAAGAGGGACGCGCGTCCCAAGATCTGGGTTTGTTTGTCCGGCAGGCGTGATGAGATTTATTTGCTCTGGGACGACAAACGGTCCAGGCGTCATTGTCGGAGAAATTAATATGTTTAACTGCCGACTGCCGGTCGTTAATGAATAAGAAGTAGTGGATAAAGACGTGAAGAGAAAATCTAGATCGCGATATATGCGGTTTTCCGCATATGTGATCATTTGGGGCAGGATCGTAACAAAAGCATCGTCCAGGGGGTCGACAACCGCCATCGTCGATATTTGCGCGACATAGCTAGATGTCCCCGCGTCACTTCCGTTAAAGCTTAACCCCGTCGTCATTTCTTAATCCACCCACACTTTAGAGCCACGCCTACCGCATTGTGCTCGCGTATCTGGGCCCTAGTGGGGGCCGTGTCGTGCCTCGAATAGTATATAGCACGAGCCGCCTCACAGAAAGAAGCTTGGCTAGTCTCTGAGGAAAGGGTCGTTGACTGGCACGCCGTCAGGCTTAGTAGCGATATCAGCGCGAACAGCCTCACGGGCAGCAATAGCAATTTGTGCTTCATGAGCTTGATCTTTCAGGCTCTGTAATTGTGCTTGAGCTATTCCCGACTGCACAAGCTGTTGCTCGTGCAGCCAGTTAAAAAAGTTAACAACCGCAGACATGAAGCCGCCAAGGAGACTTACAATTGCGGATATTAAAGCCGCATTCATTTACCCGGAACGCCGACCGTTGAAGCGTCTTTAGCCGAGATAAGGCCAATAGCCGCAAGGACCATAGCAATCTGAGAGCCGACGTCTGAAGGAATAACAACGCCGGGGATGTTGATGCCAAAATAATGCAGGACAACAAGGAGTCCCAACAGGACGCCAGAAGCAGTCGTTTTCCAGTTTGCTACAAAATATGTCTGAATAAGATTACCCATCATTCTCTCCTCTTAGTTATTGATATTCTTAACTACAGATGGTATGCATTGCAGCAATAGGAGCTCCGCATGACAATCTGGAAAGAAATATCTGATCATCCTTCATATGAAGTATCTACTTCTGGCGAAGTCAGATTTATTGGTGGATGGAGAAAATTTGGAAAAACCAAAAGATACGCTCCGCCAAGCATGAGATCGCCTCAGCCTCATTCCGGAGGCTATTTGCAACTTAGACTAAACAAAATAAACTTTTATGTCCACATTCTTGTGGCAACACATTTTATCCCTAATCCTAATAAACTTCCAGAAGTAAATCATAAGGATGGGAATAAGCATAATAATAATGTCGATAATCTAGAATGGTGCGATAGAAGAACAAATCAAATTCACAATTCAAGAGAATTAGGAAAAAATAAACACTCAAGGGTCGGAAGAAAAATATCTGAGAAAGAATTTAATTCTATAAAAAAAGAAGAAGGATCACTGAAACAAGTTGCAGAAAAATACAACGTAAGCATCACAAGAGTTTTAAGGATACGCAACGGGCTTACTGCCCGTTGGTATTGATTTTCCTACCTTTGGCCCGTGTAGCTGTAGGACTAACCTACACGGGCTGCTTGAAATGCATCCCGTCCTTACTTCGCCCCGACCAATCTCCACCCCAAACCCAGCCCTCATCCTTGAAGGCTTTTACGACTTGTGGGACGTGAGCAAAGTGGGGATCTTGGTCGTGAAAGAAGTTTCTGGGAGCATCTAGATCAATTGCACAGCCATAGGCGTGCATACTCAATACAGCGCCCCCACGCATAACACGATAGTTGTATGACCCAGAAAAGACAGAAACGCCCCAATTGTCGATTGTCTTTTGGTCTTTTCCTGCTGCCGCCCAAATGGCATCAAATACGCGAGACAGACTGTCTGCGCATTTTTTATTGATAGAAATTGACGTTACAGGCTTGCCGGCAAAATACATTTTAAAGGGCGGCGATATGCGCGTTAGGTTCGCCTTTTCCCATTGCGCAGAGGCATTGCCGTTGCGCCCGCGAGGGTTGCCGTAGTAGCTATCGCACTGTGATTGTAATGGCCAAGTCATTTGCCCCCCCAAGGTTTGTCTGCTTTTCCGTCCATTTTATCAAAGATCTGCCGCAGCATCTCTTTTATCTCTTTCATGCCTTCAGAAAACTCGTCCCGCCTAATGTAATTTGTCGGCATTTCTATCTCTATGCGGTGAAGGTCGGCCCTTAATTCTTTAACTGCAACCCATAATTCTCTGGCTAACCAGCCTACAACCATTAATATTGAACCTGCTATGAGGTTAATGATCGTTTGGGGTTCCATTTTCCTGCCCTTTTTCGCCTAAATACCAAGATAGATTGTCTTTTAGGCGTTGATCGCTTGGATCTAACTCACAAGCAATCCTGCCGTTATCGATTGCCGCCCCCCTCAAACCTAAATTCCAAGCGGAAATAGCCGCAAGGTCATGAGGCTGAGATCCCCAAACGACAGGGTCACAAGTATACACTAGATCCCTATTTTTGATAGATAGCGCACGCATTGCGGAAGAATAACTTTCTATCCATCTTCCCTGTGTGTAGTAGAGCAAGGACAGGGCACACCAAGGCTCGCGGGTATTAGGTGCCTCTGCCGCCGCCCTCTGATACCAAGCCTCTGCCTCTGAATGGTTTTTTAGCTCTTCGTAGCACTTTCCGATAACCCGCATTGCGTAGCATCGCTCATTTACCCAGTCAGCATTAGGCATTGCGAGATACTTTTTGCAGGCCTCTATTGCCTCATCCCATCGACTGTAAAAAGAC